ATGAACTTAGGGCATGGCAAGAGGTTGGTAGTTGATCAGAAATTTCTCAAGCCAATCAGCTTACTGACTGCCTACCTGGAGAAGTTACCTTAGCCCTGTTCTGCCTCTCTCCTTGGCTGATTCATACTGCTCTTTAGCAACTGGCCAGAGCTGATGTCGGCAGTTGTAGCCTCCACGGTAGATGAATATAGTGGTTCTATTTGTGTTTGTGTTTTTGCCATTCCATTTGCCCAAATCGCCCCAGTCCTTAACCTGTTCAGTAGTGAAATATCTACCTGCTCTACTTACGCAAAATGGTCTTGAATCCTCAATCAGTGTGCCTTGGTAGAGGTAATATTCTACATCCAAATCTTCAGCAATGGTCTGGATGTATTCGGCATTGAAGGTCATGACTGAGTCATTAGTAACCTGCTTGATGTATCTGTTCAAAAAAGCCTTATCTGTGTCTGTGCCTTCAATAAACTTCCTCAAGGTCTTATTAAGTTCTGACCTTGTGCCAATGCCTGCAATGTTATCTTTCAGAACCTCCTGAATTGCTGTGCCAAAGTTCTCGCTTATCCCTCCTCCAAGGAGTGCATCCTTTGTGGTGGCAATGTTTGTTTCCAGTATAGCTTCATAAAGTGCTTTCTTAGGTTTGAAATCACCTATGGCAATTGTAATGTACTCATTACTAAGTTCAGCCAGCATTTCAAATCCCTTGATCACCTCTGCAACCTGAAGCTGATAGGGAGCATTCGTGATGATGGTATTGGCAATATCCTTCTTCAGCTTTATCAGTTCCTTTAGTGACCTAGCTCTATCCTTTGGGTCTAGTGATAAATCAGAGGCTAAGTCAATCACCTGATCAGATAGCTTGGCAAAGACCCTAGGCAATGCCTCATCCATCCGGGTCTCAATAGCCAGCTGTAATTCCTGAATCTGCTTAATTAATTGGTCAGCAGTCTTGGCCATATCATAATCCTTCAGGCATTATAGGCACAATACCTGCTCTTATTTGAGCCTGCTTTTCTGCTGCCAAGGCATACACATCAGCTCTCTGCTGCTGCACAGGCTTATCATACCATCCGGCATCCTCATCAACTTTCTGCATGACAAATGCCGCAAGGTTGGCACTAAGGATGTAATCCAACTGAGTGCAGCCATTGGATGCCAGCAGGATAGTCTTTTCATCTGTGCTTTTAAAGGGCAATGGATCAAGCTGACTTAATATCTTTAGATATGTTTTCTGGATGCTATTCTCACCATAGAGCTTCTCTACATAATCCTTTTCAATGCCTGCTGTGATAAGTGGATTAAACTTATTGGTCATTGCCTTAGATAGCTGCTCAGCTACCATGTCGGCTGTCATCACATCATAGTCAGTAGGCACAGTAATCTGAGGCAGAGCAGCCATCACCTTGTCGCTATCCATCAGAGATGAGCTGAAGAGCGAGTTATAACGCTGATAAAGGATGTAGTAGCAGACCTTCCTGTAAACTTGAGCCAGATGCACAGTCACAGAGAAGCAGAAGGTGTTTAGCTCTTTGCGGTCATACTCTTTAGCTATGCCTGACTGAGCTGCTGGAATCTGCCCTAGTAACTCAAGGCCAATGGCTTTGAACCCTTGAAACTCCTTCTGAAGAATGTCTTCCTGGAATAGTTTTACTGTTTCAGTTGGCCTCTCAATGTAGCCAGCTGGAGGCACAGGAGGAACAAGTGGATTAGGATTGACAGCACTGACTCTGTCAATGTTGATTTCCATCAGGCCAAAAGGTGATGAACTTGCCCTTCCAGAGCCTTGGCAATCATTACAGCCTATCTTCTCATCCTTCCTATTTGTCCTAATTCCTGTGCCATTGCAGGTCTTGCACGGAGACATCTTCAATGCCCATTTCTGAGGCAGGGCATGTGTTGCCCATAATATGTTTAGGTCATCAGTCCTGAACAGCACCTCATTCCATGCCGGGAGGCATGGAGCTAAGACTGAGTCATAGACTAGCTGACCATCTTCTTCTTCATAGATGATATTGCCCACCTTGCATGCAGGCAGATAGCTGAACTCATAAGGCAGGATAAAGACCTGAAAAGGCTGGTCATAGGTGTACTGATTGACCTGCCGGAACAGCATTAACCCTTGAGTAGTAAAGCAGAGGAACTGATCCCACTTCTTGCGGTTCATGTCCTTGTAATCCTCGGTCTTGGTAATTACATAGTCCTCACCTTCCCAAATTAAGTCCTCGCTCTCAATGATGTGAGGGTAAGGCCTTGACCAGTCTAGCGTAGTGACCTGAGATGGATTTTTTACGAACTCATCATAGTCTGGCACTGTAATTACAACGGCATTACTGTCTTTCAGATAGGTCTTAAGAAACACATTGAACAGCCACTTCTCCAGGCTTCCTGTTTTTGGCAATTCATACTCTACATAATTCTTGAGAGTATTATCCATCAGGCCTATGCGCTCAGCAATGCCTGTCTTTTTAAAGTCTGACTCAAAGGTGATTTTAAAGTCATCAGCCTGCTGAATCTTCTGCAGGAAAGTAAAAACTCTCCCGGTGGCAGTTGTTGTTGGAGCTTGCCATCTCCTTCTTCTGTACTCCCTCATCCATGGCTCTTCCGATGGATGCTGAGTAACCAAGAGTTTTTCGGGATACTCGTTTTCAAAGTGATATTCCAATTCCTCGGCTTTCTCACGAGCTTCCTCAATGTAGTCGTGCCTGCCTTCCCGAATTTTCTGGTCTAGCAACTTTGATAACAGTATCCCGATTAACTCTTCCATGCTCTAATTAAGGTGTTGGGCAATCAACAATCAATGTGATGGTCTCTTGACCAAAAACACATCCGTACTCATTGGTAACTGTCACGAGGAAAATGTAAGTTCCAACGAAACTCACAGGATTCCAAGTGATTACACCTGTGGCAGCATCAATGACAAGCCCAATCTCAGTGATGTCATCACTGCCAGCAGCTTGCTCGATTGACCAGACCTGCTCAGGCGCACCAGAGATAGCTCCAATGTTCAAGACAGCTGAAAAAGTAACAGTCTGTGGGTCTGTGCATGCACTAGTTATAGTGTTGCCTACATAAGTGCTACCAGAACCTCCGGTGTAGCTGATGATATAATACAGGCCTTCGAGGAAGCTGTCTGTATCAAACTCATAAGGCAGTGAATTGACCTTAGAAACCCAGTTCACAGTTACTTCAGCCATCTGGTAGGTGTTCAGGTCAGCAGTAATCACAGGATCACCGATAACTGTCACATAATAGCCAGAAGCATCCCAGATGCGATTAGGAGTAAAATAGTAAAAGTCATAGTTCTGAGACGAGCCAAGAATGTCATTGTAGAACTCAACATTGCTCTGAACTACACCCTGCATGTCTTGATAGGTCAGTGTGTGAGTCTTGGCAAGAGCCTTAGTGTTCTGCATGCCTCGGCCAGCAGTAGTGGCTGTCTCAGGCTTTGGCTTTTCTCCGGAAGTGTTGAACACTAGATAAGCCTCACCGTGTAGATAGCGGTCATAGAGCGCAGCAATCCAAAGGTCAGCAGTGGATTTCTCCTGAGTTGTTAGGGCATCTGACTTACGCACATAAGCCACAGCCACAATTTTATTCTGAAACTCTGGGTCGCAGAGGAAGTTTTGATAACAACCTACATCCGGGCAGGTTAGCGAAAATATTGACATGTTTTTAGCAGTTTAAACAACTTGAGTTCCTGGGCTGGAAGCCCTGAAGTAGTGCCTGAAACTTGACTTGCGCCAATGTTTCAAATGATGATTGTGTAGTGAAATCCTGGATGGTGGCAACATCTATATCTCCCTTCACAAATATTGGCTTCCCTTCCCAAACCAAGTAAGCATGTCGAGTGGCATCGACCAATGCTAGCTGAGTTTCTAGGTCAAGAAAGTCTGAGTGCAAATCTAATGATAAATCCTGCTTGTTCTGAGGTCTTCTGTGGACTCCATTGCTCTGCCTGTACAGGCTCTCCTCAATGATTGGCTTCTCACCTCCACCATTGATGCCTATCCTTATCTTCTGTTTCCAATTATCAAAGTATTCATAGCCCTGAGCCATCGTGTTGTTATCACTCCAAAACTCCAGCATGGTGCTGAAGCAGTCTGATGGATCAATGTTAATGATGTTGCTCAGGGAATAAAGTGAGTAGGCATTGACATCAACTACCTCGCAGGAACAGCTCTGATATTCAGTGCTAAATAATAGAGTTACAACTGAGTCATCCTCATTGAACACATTGTTGCTCATTCTGTAATCAACATTGCAATCAACAGTCACTGTCCAGCTCCAAGCCAAGGTGTTTGTTCCTTCATCATAGGTACATGACATGCCTGGGATGGTGTTGCTAAAGTCAATTATATCTTCCAAACTAAATCCACCTGGAGGAGGGAAAGTGTCAGGAATTTGAATCTTATTGATCTGTGAATAATTAACCCCATCGAACAGGGCAAAGCCATAATACTTCAGCGGATAGGTC